TTTAGATGGATTTGCTGGAGATGGTGCTGGAAGATTTTTAGCTGGGGATTTTATCAAATTCAACTCGCATAGTAAAATTTATATGATAGTTTCTGATGTTACCAGTTCGAGTAATGCCGCAACAGTAACTATAGAACCTCCTTTAATAACAGCTTTAGCAAACAATGGTGCTGTTACTTATGACAATGTTCCTTTTACAGTTTATTTAACTTCTGATCTTCAGAAATTTGGAGCTGATGGTGCTGATAAAGATGGAAATTTATTATATAAATATGAATTTGATGTTGAAGAAGCTATTTAATGGCTAAAAAAAAAAAATACCTTATAAGATATTGGACAGAAATAGAAAAACTTGGAGAATATATTGTAGATGAAGATCAAATAGATTTAGGTCATGGAAGAAATGACCTTAAAGGATTTTCACGTCCACAGAAAGGAACACATTGGACAACAATTAAAAATAGTGAAAAATTAAGATTTAGGACAGTAGAATTATATGACAAGAAGTCTAACATCATCAGTAAAAACAGAACTTTCAACAAGTGAGATTCGACCAGTACACCTTATTACTATCAGTTTCGGTACTCCTGTTAATCTTACAGATTGTTCATTTGATTTAACTTCATCTGTATCGGGTTCTTCAGTTACATATTCTGCCTCTAGCTTTATAATGGGTATGGGTAGTTTTACAGAAGAAACAGATATATCTAAACAATCACTTGACCTGACTTTATCAGGTGCAGATCAAACTTTTATTTCAACTTGTTTAAATGAAAATATAGTCAATGATGCTATTAGTATTTATAGAGGATTTTTAGATAGCAGTAATGCTTTAATTGCCGATCCATTCCTTTTGTATAAAGGAACGATAGATACTTTCGGAATTTCAGAATCAGGAAATACAAGTAATGTTACTTTAAGGATAGTTTCTCATTGGGCAGATTTTGAAAAAACCAATGGAAGAAAAACAAACAATGTATCGCAACAAAGATTTTTTAGTACAGATGTTGGTATGAATTTCAGTAGTGAAAATGTTTTAGATATTAAATGGGGTAGAGCATAATGGGATTTTCTTTCTCTAGTTTTAATCCAGTCAAATTAGTTAAAAAAGTTATTAAAACAACAGTTAAAATTGTTAAAAAAGTTATTTCCTGGATAGTACCTAAGCCTCCTGATATTCCTGATTTTGGTACATCAGAATTTGATGATTTTGAAACAGGAATTTTAATAAATAAACAATCCAATGATGCGAGTATTCCTGTTATCTATGGAACTCGTATGATCGGTGGAACTAGAGTGTTCATGGAATCTAGTGGTACTGACAATACGAGTTTATACATGGCAATCGTTTTATGTGAAGGAGAAATTAACGATATTACTTCAATTATAATAGATGATAAAACAGTTACTTGGTCAGGCGATCTTGCAGATGCTACACAAGTTACAGTTCATACAACAGATGGAAATTTTTATAAAGATTCAGCAAGTTTAATTACAGTAGAACCTCATTATGGAACTGATGGTCAAAGTGCCTCTACTCTTTTATCAACTTTATCTAATTGGGGTTCACTACATAAACTTTCAGGATTGGCTTATCTTGCTTTGAAATTTACTTGGAATCAGGATGCCTTTCAAGGTATTCCCAAAGTTCAATCTATTATTCAAGGTAAAAAAGTAGTTGCTTATAATTCAAGTTCGGTAGCACAAACAGCGGCACACTCCGACAATCCAGCTTGGTGCTTATTAGATTTTTTAACAAACGCAAGATATGGAAAAGGATTAGCGATTGGAGATATTAATATTCCAAGTTTTTATACTGCGGCTGGAGTTTGCGATACTGATGTTACTGCTTATGGTTCTACAACGATTGATATTTTAGATTGTAATGCAGTTTTAGATACTTCTAAAAAAATTATTGAAAATGTACGAGAACTTGTAACTGGTTGTCGTGGGTATCTTCCTTTTAGTGCTGGTCAATATAAATTGCTTATTGAAACAACTGGAACAGCAAGTATCACTTTAACCGAAGATGATATTATAGGTGGTTACACCTTACAGGGAGAAGATAAAAATACTAAATATAATAGAGTTATAGTTTCTTTTGTTAATCCATCACGTAATTATCAGGTTGATGAAATCCAATGGCCTGAAGTAGATGATAGTGCTTATACGTCAGCCGACCAACACGCAACAATGAAAACTGCTGACGGTGGTTTTTTACTTGAAGGAAGATTTGACATGAAAACTATTACTTCTCCATATCAGGCTTTAGAGATGGCGGAGGTAATTTTAAGAAGATCGAGAGATGCTTTAACATTAAGTATTAATGTGGGTGGTGATGGATATGATTTAGCAATAGGAGATATAGTAGCAATAACACATTCCTCAATAGGCTTTTCTGCAAAGAATATGAGAGTGGTTGGATTTACTTTTGAAAGTGATTACACCATTGGACTTAATTTAATTGAACATCAAGATGCTCATTATACATGGGCAACAAAAACACAAGTTGCCGCAACACCATCAACAGTATTACCTAATCCTTTTTCAGTTGTTGCACCAGCTTCAGTTACTCTTGATGATGAAATGATAGAATATTCAGATGGAGTAGTATTGACTCGGCTTTTAATAACTGTTGGTGCTTCAACAGATCAATTTGTTCAATATTATCAAGTAGAAACAAAACAAAGCACAGAATCAGATTATAAAATAGTTTCTAAAGGAACGGAATTAAATCATGAAATGTTAAATGTAGTAGATGGTGCAATTTATAATGTTAGGGTTAAAAGTATCAATGCACTCGGAGTTAGCAGTACATATACTTCTGCAACAAGAACTATTATTGGAGCAACAGAAATTCCAGAAGATGTAACTGATTTATCAATTAGTATAGTTGGTTCAAATCAAATGGAATTAACTTGGACACCAGTTTCAGATTTAGATATTTCTTGGTATGAATTAAGGTATCAGAATGTAACGAGTGGTGCTACTTGGAATGCTAGTACACCTTTAACAAGAGTAACTCGAAGAAAATCTGATAGTGTAACAGTTAATGCTTTATCAAGTGTGGCGATACTCATAAAAGCAGTTGATAAATTAGGAAATAGCAGTGCTTCAGAAAATATTGTTTATACTAATATTTCAGGACTACAATATTATTCAACTCAAGCAACTTATACGGAATAAATATGGCAACTTTTTCAGGAACAAGAGATGGTACAGTATCACCAAGTTATGATAATGCTGGAAGATATATTATAATGTTAGATACTATAACCCAAGTAGATGATTTAGTAGGTAACTTTGATTCTGCAGAGGGAAATTACGATCTTGGAGGAACGGACTCAACATCAAATCCAAACTATTATACTGCCAATATTAATTCTAGTGGCTATTACTATTTTAATAATACCCTAACTTTAGATGCAATCTATGATGCTACTTTTACAATTAATTTAGGAATGACTACTGAAAATGAATACGACTTACATGACAGTGGGAGAAATGCTGGAGCAACTGGATTACATGATGATGCTAATGGACCCTATGATGGAAGTTGGGAAGTTCAAGCAAGTTCAGAAATACAAGTAGGTGCTTCTAATAGTAGTTTAGGTGCAATTTCAACTTATCAAAAGATTGCACAACAAACAACATTAAAGGGTAGGTATTTTAAATATAGAACAAAATTAGCCAATGATGATAATAAAACAAAACCAAAAATTCATAATTTATCTTTTACATTAGTTTTAGAAAAAAGAACAGAATCAGATCAAGATGTAGTTTCCACTACGAGTGCAAAAGTTATTACTTTTACCAATGCTTTTTATAATACTCCTAGTGTTGGTATTAGTGCACAAGGTCTTGCTACTGGCGACTATTATGTTATAACAAGCAAAACTAAAACTGGCTTTACAATTCAATTTTTTAATAGTAGTGCTAGTGGTATATCAAAAACTTTTGATTGGACTGCATACGGATATGGTTTGAAATCTTCAAGTTAATATGATAAATAAAAAGGAAATACAAAATTATGAGTACAGTTTCAGATTACACATTAGATAACCAAAGTTTCGCAAATTTAAGAGCAGAACTCAATACGATTTTAGCGGCAATAAATACGTTAAATTCTACTACCTCTGCTCCAGTTTCTAAAGTTGCTGGAAGTTTATGGTTAGATACTACTTCTGCGGCTTCACCGACATTAAAATATTATGATGGTGCAGATTGGATTTCACTTTGTACCATTGATCATTCGGCAAATACTGTAAATTGGCTTGATGCGACTGTTTCAATTACAGGACTTGCGACTTCAGCTTCAGGAACAGTTTGTACTTTAGCAGATGCAACAGTTACTTTAAGTCCATCAACTTATGTAAGAATTGATGGTGGAGCAACTCAAGCTGGAGAAGTTAGATTATATGAAGATTCAGATGATGGAGCAAATTATGTTGGTTTTAAATCACCCAACGTAGGCACTTCATATACTTTAACTTTACCTACTGCGACTGGTGGTGCAGATCAAGTATTATCAACAAATGGAAGTAGTGTTTTAAGTTGGGCGGATAATGCCGATCCAACCGCACTTGCAATCGCTTTAGGTTAAGGATAAAAAGAAAAAAGGAGAATAAAAAATAAATGGCAAATACATTTAAAGTAGTAACATTTGCGGCAGAACCAGCTTCGGCTGGAACAGCTTATACTATGTATACAGTAGCTGGAAGTACAACCACTGTTATTCTTGGTTTAGTTCTTTCTAATATTCATTCTTCAGCAGTTACAGTTGAAGTAGAATTACATAGTGATACAGCAAATAGAGGTGGAGCAAATAATGTTACAAATGGAATATCTTATTTAGTGAAAGATGTATCTATTCCAGCTGGAAGTTCTTTGGAACTTTTATCAGGTGGAAAAGTTGTTTTAGAAACAACAGACATAATTAAAATAGATTGTTCAGTTACAGATAAAGTTTCAGGCACACTTTCCATAATGGAAATAACATAATAGGAGAATAATTTGGCTTACATAGGACAATCTCCAGCACCAAAGGCTTTGGTAGCAAGTGATATAACAGATGGAATAATATCAAATGCTAAATTAGCACAAGATATAATTTCAGCAGATACAGCTTTAGGTGCAACACCTGCAGATACAGATGAATTTTTAGTATCTGATGCAGGAACATTAAAGCGAATGGATTACTCGCACATCAAAGGTGGTGGCGGATTAATTAAAATTGAAACTAAAGAGTTTTCTTCAGCTAATGCTACACTTGATTTTGAAGGTTGTTTTTCATCAACGTATGACAATTATTTTTTAACAGGTTGGTTACAGAATGATAATACCAACTGGGCTTTAAAAGGTCTGCAAGGATATGGTGCAACACCGACTTGGATTACATCAAGCAATTATTTTAACTTCACTATTAAAGGTTATAGTGCCAGTACTCACAGCTATGATTATTTTGCTTCAGCCGCTTCCTATGATTTTGGTTTTTCTGGTGGTTGTGGAGATACTGCTTTGGGAATAACAATAGATTTTACTAATTTTGGTTCAGGACTTGTAGGAGTTAATGAACCTACTCTATACTATCGACACTATGGTTTAGGTGGAAATAGTTATGGTAGAACTGAAGTAACACATGGTTCTGGAAGACTTAATGATGCCAATCAACCGACTTCATGGAGATTTGATGCTTCAGCAGGAGATTTTGAAAAAGGTTGTGTAACAATGTACGGACTGGCTAAATAATATGACACGATACCATTTAAAAAATAATAACGTAAGAGTACCTTTTACAGCCGAAGAAGAAACTGCAAGAGATGAAAAAGAAGCACAGGCAGTTATTGATAATCAAGCTAGAGAAGAAGCTGAAACAGCAAGACAAGCAAAAGTAGCTTCAGGCAAACAAAAATTAAAAGAGTTAGGTTTAGATGATGACGAACTTAAACAAATGATGGGAATATAAAATGGCATACATAGGTCAATCTCCGTCAGTAGGTGCATATAAATTATGTGATGCAATAACAACTTCATCAACTGCTACTTATAATTTAACGGTAGGTAGTGTAGCAACTTCTCCTGAAACAGCGAATCATTGTATCGTGTCTTTGAATGGAGTTATCCAAGCACCTGGAGCAAGTGGTGGATTTACTATTTCAGGTTCACAAATTATTTTTAATTCTGCTTTAACTAGTGCAGATGTAGTAGATTTTATTTTAATATTAGGTGATACTATGAGTATCGGTACACCAAGTGACAGTACAGTTTCATTAGCAAAATTAACAGCAACAGGTTCAGCTTCATCTTCTACTTTTTTAAGAGGAGATAATTCTTGGGCAAGTGCTGGTGGTGGAAAACTTGGACAAGTTGTTCAAACAATTAAAACTGATACAGAAGCGGCAAATCCTACTACTTTTACTAATGTTCCAGGAATGACAGTTGATATTACCCCAGCCGCAACTACGAGCAAGGTGCTGGTTTGTGTAAATGCTATGATGGATGTTCATGGAGAAACTGGAGCTTGGAAAGTTGCTGTTGGTGGAAGTGACCTTACCAATCCAGCTATTATAGGAGATGCGGCGGGAAGTAGGTTTAGAGCATTGGGACCTAATCTATATACTGGTTCTTCGTCCAATAGAGAGAAACTTTGTTCTTGTATGATTTTACATAGTCCGTCAAGTACTTCAGCATTAACTTATACAATTCAATGGTATGTGAAAACTTCAGGTTACAATTGTCAACTAAATTTTGGTGGAGCTGATACTGATAGTGCAGACTTTGGTAGGTGGTCCAGCACAATTACAGTAATGGAGATATTAGCATAATGACAAATATAATTAAATCAATAATAGCAATCAATCCTGATGCACAAGTTAATGTTAGTGGAAATAACATTGATAAAATAACTTGGCTACATGGAACAACACCTATTTCTAAAGAAGATATTTTAGCAAAACAAACAGAACTACAAGCTGACTATGATGCTAAACAATATCAAAGAGATAGAGAAAAAGAATATCCAACTTGGCAAGACCAGTTAGATGACATTTATCACAACGGAATTGATAGTTGGAAAGCTACAATTAAAACAACAAAAGACAAATATCCAAAGGCATAAACTATGGCAATAACAACATTAAATTTAAGAGGAATTAACAGAAGCGATACAGCAACTTCAGGTCAGGTTATAACAGCGACTTCGGCAGTTGCGGCAGATTTTCAAGATGCGGCTGGTGGTGCTTGGACACATATTAAAACTTTAACCTCAGATGGTTCGGATAGTGATTTACAATTTGTAAATGGTTCAGCTTCGGTCGTATTCGATGCAACGTACAAGATTTATCGGTTTGTTTGGCAAACTATTCATGCTGAAACTGATACAGCAATTTTTGGATTTCAGGTTAGTGATGACACAGGAAGTAGTTATGGAATAGCTTCAACACAAAGTAGTGAAAGATTTTATAACAAAGATTCTGCACCGAAAAGTCAAGATATTGGTACTGGAACTACTAATACTGCTGGTGGTACAGGTTTATTAAATTTTAATTCGCATGTAGGTGCTGATGCTGACCAGTCTCAAAGTGGTTGGATGAACTTTTATAATCCAGCAGAAACAACATTTTCAAAATTGTGGGAAGGTTCTTGTGCCAACTATACATCAAACGATTATATTAATCACCATGTTGTTGCTGGTATAATAATTCCTACTGCCGCAGTTGATGCTATTCAATTTAAATTTTCAACTGGGGAAATACAAGGTGGAACAATTTCAATGTATGGATTAACAACATAGGAAAAACAATGCCAAGATTTCATAATATAAACGGAACTAAAGTACAATTCACACAAGCTGAAGAAACAGCTAGAGATGCTGAAGATGTAATTTGGGAAGCTGGTGCTTTCGATAGAGCAATCGCAGATTTAAGAGAACAAAGAAATAATTTTTTAGCGGCAACAGATTGGGTAATAACTAAAGCAAAAGAAACAGCTACATCTATTCCTGTTGGTATGAAAACATATCGTCAAGAATTAAGAGATTTACCAAGTGGCTTGACTACTGTTGAAGAAGTACAAGCTGTTACCTTTCCAGTAAAACCATAAAATTGAAAAACTTTTATAGGGGGTTTTAAATGCAACTTTCCAAACATTTTAAATTAGAAGAATTTACCAAGTCGCAAATTGCGGTTAGAAAGGGAATTAAAAATCAACCTAGTTCAGGAGATATTAAAAACCTTACTGATTTATGCTATGGAGTTTTAGAAAAAGCTAGAGTCAAATTTGACAAGCCAATTATGATTAATAGTGGCTTTCGTATTTTAGAATTGAATCGTGCCATAGGTAGCGGAGATTCTAGCCAACATACAAAAGGTATGGCGGCTGATATAGAAATAGCTGGAGTTCCAAATATTAAATTAGCATATTGGATTGAAGCTAACTGCGATTTTGACCAATTAATTCTTGAATTTTACCGACCTGAAGAAGATAATAGTGGTTGGGTTCATGTAAGTTTTTGTGAGGGTTCTAATAGGAATCAAGTTTTAACTTTTGATGGAAAGAAATTTGATAACGGACTTCCTGAAATGAAATGGGAAAAAGGAGTTGTTGTAGAGTAATCAATCTTTGACTTTAAATATAT